GATATTCTTTGCCTCAGCCATCAGGGACTTGACCTGTGCAAGGTCTCCATCACCAGCTGCGAGTTCACGAGCGGAAGCGAGAAAACCTTCACGCTTGGCTTGTAGTTGTTCGATATTCATAGTTGTTTTAGCAACTCCAAACGGGCAAGCAGTTCAGCTCGCTCGTTTACATCAGTGGCTTTCGCCTCGACTACGAGATCCGGTTGCGTCTCTGGCTGGTCTGCGTCCCGCAGTGAATCCCAGACAACAGGGGCAAGGCGCTTTGCGCTTGACCGGCTAAGACCGACTGCATCCCGCAGCCGACGTTCTACACCCCGTAGAGATACAGGGTGAATACATTTTTTACCGTGCATGGCATAGAGAGCCTTTGCACGTTCGGCGAAAGCATCTACCAAGGCGTTAGCCATGTCGGCACTTTCAATCACTTCCATTGCACCAGAAAGCGCGTCCCAGTAGGCTTCAAGCCCTTCGTGGATAAGTTCGCCTTCGGCTTCCTTGAATATCTCAGCTGCATATTCAGCGGCTGATTGTTCAGGCATCGGAGCCATTACCATCTCTTCTTCTTCCATCGGCTCCATGCTGTACATCTCCTCTAGACTCTTGACCGAGTTCCGGTATTCGGCAGGTGTAGGTGTGATGCTTGCCTCAGCAATACACCAACGGGTAATCTCGCTAGCCTTGCCTACACTCTTGCGCTCAACCATATGACCGGCTGCACCAGAGGAATAACCCATCTTGCCTTGCTTGCAAAGCTTTGCGATCATGCTTCCGTATTCATCAGCCATATCTAACTGCGCTTCGTACCAGAGCCCGGTATCGTCCATCTTGACGTAGCCAGTACCGATGGACTTCTTGCCGATTATCTTATCCATGCCGTGGTGATAGTAGACATTCAAAGGGACACGCTCACCGGCCTTGATGGGGAATCCGAAATCAGTTTGAGGCGTGAAGTAATCACCCTCTAGGTCGGTTGCATCAGGAGAGCCAAAGCGCACAAGGTAGCCTTTGACGCTTCCAAGGCGGTCTGACTTAATAGCATCACTGTAGACGGTTAGCAGGTCCATGTGCTAAGTATCCCACACACCCTATAAGAGGCTACGTAGTGGCACTACACGGGTTGTAGGTCCCCAGTCTTGGTTCTGCTCCACCTGCACGAAACTGTCAAGCGGTTTGCCATCCATGTACATCTGATACCGTGTCGGTCCCATGATAGCCATCTTGTCTGCTTCACTTAGACCAGCAAGGATTCGATCAGGTGTGGCTACCGCTGGGCGTGTATCAGGAATAGAACTATCCCCGGTAATCTCTGCCCAGGATAGCGTTTCAGGAATCATCACACACCGGCAGTTGGGATGACTAGGCATGATTTCATCTGTCTTGTGTAAAGTGCCAGACAATGCCAGACAGGCTAGACATACCCGGCTATCTTGCGTTGCCTGCCGTCGGTATCCCTGCACTGCAATGTTCTGCGTATAGAGTTGCCGTTGTGCCTCACGGGCACTCCGGATCATCTCGGTACGTGCTATGGTTTCTGCACGGCTCCTACCAATATCAGCTGCCTTGCGTACACGCCGTGCTACAGTCCGTGGACCTTCACCCAGCGAGATACCCTGTACCAAAGCCATCTGCATAGCGTCAGTGGTTACCTGCGGTATGGTTTCAAATAGGACACCCAGAGGGCTTCCATCACCCGAAAAACCGACAAAGGCTTGGAGGCTTTCGTCTGGGAGTGCTGTCCATGAACTTCCGAGTGTAACGCCAGCCGGTTTACGACCAGCCGCCGTTTCAACCATGCTCCCGCTTGCCTCATTCGCAAGGATTGCCGATTCGAGTTGTCCATCGGCGGTTATCTGTGCCCCCTCGATTGAAAACTTTTTGAGGTTACGTCCTAACTCTTCTATGTTGTCAATGATGCGCTGACGCATCCAGAGTATGGTTTCGCTTGGCGGTTCGCCGTTTGCTTCACGCTCTGCTATCCGTCCCTCTAGTGCTTCAAGCTCATCGATGCTGGCTTTGGTCGCTGCCTTGTATGCACGTTGCATACGGCTGATGGCTACGCCTTCACGCTCCAGCAGGTCGTTGCGGAACTTCTGGCTGGCGGCATAGATACGTCCCGTGCCGTCATCTACTCGCTTGAATGAGCCTCCATCAGCTCGTACCCGTAAAAAGGGTGGCTCTTGTACACCACCCCCGGGGTGCAACAATCAAGGCTCTTGCCTTCATCGCCCTGTATCTGGTTGCGCTTGGATGTTGCCCAGCGGAAACCAGCATCACCGCCCCACAAGTCCCAGGCTACACGCCCAGCACTTGGAAAACCATTCTCACCAGCGTTGAAGCCTTCAGCCTGCTTATCTACTTCATGGCGGGAAAAGAAAGAGTACATCCGGAGAATCGTATCCTCGGATAGTTGCTCACCATTGACTATCTGGTTTGCCCTTGCAAGTCCTACCCTTGTGCCACCATCAAAGCCCTCAGCCTTCCAATCAAGGGCACGTTGTGCCGCTTCCTTCATGCCGGATGTCGGGCGGTACTTCATCTCATAAGACCGAATCGCAGGAGCGTCGGGAGCGTCTGTGCTTTGTACCGGGATTGCCGTCGGGTGTAGTTGCCCTTCATCTTCCGGGATGGCTTCGAGACCAGCGATGCGCTTTGCTTCCGCACGGTCAATGATGCCAGCCTTGTACAGTTTCTCTGCGCGGTCGGCTTCAGCTGATAGGTCATCAGCCAATGCACGTACATTATCAACGTTGAAGACGATGTAATCGCCTTCCTGCGTCTCTGAGTATTCTGGCAAAAGGTCAGCCGTCAAAGCGTCAGAGATGGTACGTAGTAGAGGCACCATGCCATCTTCCCATGCAGCTTGTTGCGCTCTCTCGTAGTTCGCATAGGTACTACGCTCAAGCCCAGAGCCAAGACCAAGCACCATAGGGTTGATGCCAAGAGCCGAGCAGATGCGCTCCTCCGGTACACGTCTCACAGAATCTAGTGCAAGTTCGGAAGGTGTCAGGGATACACGATCCATCTTGTAGGGTCCAGTCATAACAACAATGCCACCGGAACCATCACCGCTTAGGTCTTCGTGCAGTTGTCGCTTGACCTGCCGTGCATCGTCCATACTGAGGTCTACGCTGGCATCCTTGGCATCTGGTCCAACTATGAGCGATGGCATAGCACCGTTAGCAAGCAATCCCCAGGCTGTCGTGCTTGCAGTGTTGTCGGTAGCAATCTCACGGAGCACAGCGGTCACCGGAGAACGCCCAAGGCGAATATCGCTAGGCTCCCTACCGTACCGGATGTGGATGATGTCAGACACAGGGATGTCAAAAGAGCGACCGTCAGTGGTGTACACGTAGTGTGTTAGTGGATTCGTACCGTTACCAACAGGTCTAACCATGTCCTGCGGTAGGAACTGCAAGGCGGTAACCGTACCACGGGTGGATGAGCGTATCTTTCGGATGTAGGTATTGCCGAATAACTTGTAGTCCTGCACAACCCATGCCCAGAACAAAGACCCCATGACCAGCGGATCCGGTTGAGCGATGAGCTGAAGGGCTGGATGCTCGATAGGCTCTGCTTGTTGCATATCGACTTTGCGCATGACCTCTGGTTGTGCTTGAGCCCAGTTCCGGATGTACCAGTCCATGGCGGAAGCCACGACACCGTTTAGCCCTAGGTCTCCTGCTATCCTTGCCCAGTCTTTGGTGCTACCCGGTAGGGCTCGGCGTAGTAATGTCTGCAACTGACCAGAGCCGTAGCCTGTCAGGTAGACATCACGGGATTGGGATAATGGTAACGGAAGCATTGCGGTGGGGTTCGCAGCTGCTTTGCGTCCAAGGAAGCGGTCAAAGATACCCATGCATCTAGTATCCCACAGGAACTATGCTTGTTTCTTGCCACCAAAGTATTCGACGGCATGACCTTGTGCTTTGAGATCATCAGCCAGCACGGAACCGTCAGCAAACACAGTGCCGAGTATCCTGCCGTACTTATCCCTTTTGTGGCTCTGTACGGTCACGTACACGGGCTTTTCCTGCCTTAGCCAGTGTTCGTCTATCCAGTCTCGTGTGAAGGCTCTAGCGGCTTTGCCTTCGATGGTTGCTTTCTCTGGACAGTCAATGCCATAGATTCTGATATGGATGTCTGCCATGATGATGTTGAAGCCAAGGTCTATTGAAGCCCTGACGGTGTCTCCATCAATCTCGGCAATCTGATGCAGTTTGTACGTGTAAAGTTCAGGCATATAAAACTATACCGCTCCCCATGATCTGCGCTGTCCGCATACCTGCCAAGCATAAGCCAGAGCGTCCACCACGTCATCATGCCGACCTACCGGGAAAGATAACAGCTCATCCTCAAAGTAAGCCGGGAGCCCTTGGCAATGCATAACCTGAGATTGCTCGTAGCGGGCTTCTAGAGGCGCAAAGCGTGTCACTTTGTCACGGTCTGGGCGTATCCCTCGGATAGGTAGTTTCGTACGCCTTAGAAGCTCCTGCACGACAGCCGCCTGATACTGCACCTGCTCGATGCCAATCATACTAGGCTTCCACTTATCGGCCATCATCTCAATGAAGCGTAGCACGGATGCAAAGTCAGCACGGGTCCGGTTGATGTCTCGTACATAGATTGTGCCGTCTTCCCCCCGGCTAACAACAGCAATACCTGTATAGTCGGCTTCAGACTTCGTAGAGATTGCAAGGTCAACGCCGATATAGGTAGGCAAGCCTTCTGGGCAATCACCGTAGCGCAACCACTCCCGCTTGATTCTGGCTCCAGCTGCATCGACAAACTCGGCTAGGTACTCCTGACGGAATGCAATCGATGGCAGTGACCCCCCAGCCTTGTCTACTTCCGTAGGATCAATCCAAGGGTTAGCGGTTGTAGGCATCTGCCATGCCATCCAGTCATCATCTTGACCCGCCATGCCGTATAGGGTCTTGAAGTAGTTAGAGCCTTTGGGCGTAGATAAAAAGAATGCATCGCCTTTGTAGTCTGTAAGCGTTGGGCGTATGGCTTCAGTCCAGGCTTGCTCTAGATGTCTTGCCATGGCGGCTTCATCAATGATGACACGCTTGTAC